GGCGATGATGGCCGTGCCCTCAACCATCGCGGCCTCGTATGCCGCCTGATCAACAGCGTTCTGCTCGACCTCGGCAGTGGCCTTGGCGTTGTACTCGGCGAACAGCTTCGTCAGGAAGTCGTTAGGGCTGGTCGGGCCGAGTGCGGGGATCTTGCGAATGCCGGAGATGCCGCGCGTCCCCTTGGCGAAATACCTCTCGCAGTTGGAGAAGCCGATGGTGCGGTCATTGCCGTAAATCTCCACGAAGCCGCCCAAGTCCATAGGCTCCCAGACATTGTTCTTGGTCTGCCCCTCAACCTTGATGCGGAGACGGGTGTTGTCGCCGTCCTTTTCCTCAGTGGCGTGGAACACGATGACGATGTTCTTCTGCAGCTCATAGAAGCAGTAGTCCATCAGCCGGACGAATTCCTTGCCGACAAAGCCGTAGCCTTTGAGGGAGAGGCTGCCGTCGCGCTGGCCATACTTCGGGTCTTTCTTGATGGCCCACAGGGACATGAGAGAAATGAGCTTGCCGCCGGTGTCGAAGACGAGGGTATCAAAGTCCTGAAGATTGATGGGGGTGAGATCGCTGAGGATCTCGTCGTAGCTCTGGGGCTGGATGTATGGCTTGCGGTAGCGCGGCTCGATGCGGTCGATGCCAAAATCGACGTCAATGTGCAGGGGATTGGGGGCGGACAGCGCCAGAGTGGATTTTCCGATGCCGGGATAACCGGCGATCAGCATGCGGATTTTCTTTGCGCCCTCCTGGATGTCGTTCGGGTTTCTAATCATGGTGATAGCTCCTTTCAGTTGGTAGCGGCTTCGCGCCGCAGAGTGATGATTTCGTGGCACCGGAAACCGAAATTGCTTTCCCGGTACATTCCGGTCAGCTTGAACTTCTCCTCGTCATAGATGCTGGAGCAATTCACTAAGCCCTCGGTCTTATCGGGGTGATAGGCGCGGAACGCGGCACAGGCCGCGTGAGCGTCCGGGGCTTCGACCTCAGTCCAGCCGCCGAAAAACGGCTGACCGTCCGTGCCGTAGGTAAAATAGAACTTTGCCATTATCGCGCCTCGCTTTCCCACTTGATGCCGCCGCCGCTCAGACTGACGGCCATTGCGCCGAGGAATTTGACGTCGTCCTCGTCCAGCCCGATAAAGTCTCTCTCGCCAGGCGTGGTGAAGCCTTCTTTGAGAATCACGATGTTTCCGACAATGGGATTTCCGTGGCGCACGGTATCGTAGAGAATGCAGCCGAACAAATTGAGCGGCAGACCGTGCAGCAGTCCTTCCTCGTTGACGACCATGCAGAACGGATCGGGTAGGCCCTTCGGGTGTACGACCTCGATCCATCCGCCGACAGCCTTTCCGATGGTCTCATAGGCAGGCTCGCCGAACTCCCTGACCTGCATCTTGTTTTCGGTAGTGATAACCAGTCCTTTCATCAATGCTCCTTTCCGGGGAAGCACTCCGGCTCCTCCCATGCGTCGGACTGCTTGATGCAGATATCGCAGCCGACGATATTCAAATCTTTGTCTCTGAAAATTTCCTCGCACTCTTCACCACAGACGGGGCAAATCGGGAAGGTCGGCTCCTTGCCGTCCGGGTAGCCGGTGCGCTCCATGTTTTGGATAACGGGGTGGTCTGGCAGATCGTAGTTCATTCGGTTTCACCTGCCTCTGCGATGTAGCGGCGGACGGTGGCGGTCAGCCAGTCCTGTGTGGTGGCGTAGCCCTCAGCCTCTATCAGCCGTTGCAACGCCTCGTAGTCGGCGGTTTCGAGCCTTGCCGAGATACGACAGGTCAGCCGGTGCGCGTCCTTTTTGACCGCTTTGCGGCCCTCTGCCAGCTCCGGCGCGAAGTGCGCGTAGAGCGCCGCCATCGCGTCTGGCCGCAGGCTCACGCCGTAGGCGTCTCCGTTCTCGCACTTGCTTTGAACGGTCTTGTCGTACTTGGGGTAGATGGCTTGTACCACCGCGACCATATCCTTGGCCGGTATCTGCTTGGAAAGCCGGAGCTCTCTCAACTCTTCTGCCACGGTAGCACCTCCTCACCTCTTGACTTCGCACAGATCGGTTGGTAAACTGACTGTGGGTAAGCATTTGCCCGAGGTCGTTCCCGATGCAGCGGGGCGACCTCTTTTTTCGTTTCGCGGCAATCACAGGCCTCGCCGGGGTCGTTATTACTGCCGCAAAGCGGGCAAGTCCGGTAATATGCCATCTTCATCACTCCTTTCACTTAGCGGCATTGGCCGCTTTTCTGGCGGCAATACGGGCATCTAACCACTCAGCGTTTCCCGGTATCGCCACAAATGCATTGAACCTTTCGAGGGTCAGCGCGCAGAGCCGATGTCGTACGCTTTCGGGAATTGCTGATGTGTCAATGTGAATATCGTCCGTCAGTTCACCTTCGATTGATATTGGGCGGGCAGTCATTGTGTATCAGCCCCTTTGCCGAAGATTTCTTTGTCGGCCCACTTTTGAAAATCAGCGGCGTCGCGCTTGTTGGCGAACAGCGAAAATCTGAGCAGTCCGCGCCGGTTGATGCACACGGCAAGCGTGTTTTTTAACCCGATATCTAACTTGCGCTTTTCCTCCGGATCGACTTTTTTGCTTTCGTGATTGGGGTTTTTGTAGCCAAGTGCCTTGCAAATATCAGCGAAAACAATCCACCTGTCACCTTCGGCATCGAGGCTTCTAATTGAATTCCTGCCGTAGCTACAACTGTGAACGCGAGAGGCGATCTGCAACAAATCGTCGGTCGAGATATTCCTTCGCGCCCTTGCTGCGTAGTCCATGTTTTCCCTCCTTCCAGCGAGATTGTTTTACTCGATGTGTCCAAACCTTTAGACATCATCTGCAAAAAAAAGTCGTATCCAGCGCGGAAGCGATCCTTTTCAGGATCTTCGTTGATGTGTTGCGTTCGGAATTGTTCTCCAAGCTTGAGATTGTAGCGCGACTAACTGCGCTTTTTTCAGCAAGCTCTTCCTGGGACATCTTCAGGAACTCCCGACGCTCTTTAATCTTGCACCCCATTCAATTCACCTCCTCTGTTGTTTACCGTCTAAAACTTTAGACAAGCAGATAATACACTATGCCCTCCGGTGTGTCAAGTGGTTTTGACGAAAAATGAAAAAAATTTTAGACATCAAGATTGACATTCCTCGTACTATATTGTAAAATCTATTAGACAAAACGAGGGAGGTCTAAAGCAATGACACTATCGGAATTGATCATCGAATATCGGAATGAGCATGGGCTTTCCCAGCGGCAAATGGCCTCTCAGTGCAAGCTTTCCACCGGATATATTTCTTTGATAGAAAAGGAAACTAATCCGCAGACAGGAAAGCCGATGGTCCCATCACTTGCCGTCTTAAATAAACTCGCAAAGGGCATGGGGATAACTTTAGACAAGCTTCTTTCTGTGTGCGATGATATGCCGGTAGATATCAGCGCAACAGAAAAGACCGTCCTTGATGAGAAGGACGGCCTTGACATTGAAATCGCAGAAATTATTCTATCTCTTTCGGAAAGCAAGAAACAGGAGGCGTTACGGTATCTCCGGTATCTCGCAGCGCAAGAAGAAAACTAAGAAGAGTCTCTTTCTCCTCAATCGACATAGCGCCAAGAATACGCAATAAGGCCAGCAGCTCTTTTGTCGTAGCCATACACGACACTCCTTTGTTTAGATTTACTGTCGGCAGTGAAGCTATTATATCAGACCGTACGGCAATTTTGTGAGAAAAGATAGATTATCACTTCCAGCAAGCTTCGACAGCCGGTATGCTATATACGGGCGAAGTTGGATGACAGGGAGGTTCATTATGGCAATCCTGGCAATTTTCTTTATCGGCGTAACATTAACCATCGCAATTGTTGGCACGATGTTGCACCGCGCCGCAAAAGAAGAAAAGGAGCGTCAGCAGGAAACTATACAAGCGAAAACTGCGATTTATCGCAAGTTCGCGGAGGACTTTGCAAAAGTCGGATGGCCTGCGTGGGGATATGTAACTCACCTTCCTCCCGAGCAGCGGAGCCGGATGGAAAAAGGCATATATTCCAAGCGCATGAAACTTCTGAACTACGACCCGGAAATGCATACAGCCTGCGTCCTTGGAGAGCACGGTGAGACGTATGACATCGACGTATCCGGGTGTTCATGCCCTGATTTCAGAAAAAGGGGCCTCCCTTGTAAGCATATGTACTTCGCGGTTATAGAGATTTCCGATAAGATTTAACCCTATCGATACAGGTATATATGGTATCGCACGCAAACTTTTTGTGAAAATCATCATGGTATACCGTAGTGATACATCGCGTGCGCGCGTGCGTGTGCGCGCGATCGTGCGCGCGCTGTCTCTGTACCTGTATCTGTATCTGAGACTGTATCTGTAATCTGTTTCTGATTCTGAATATCTACTACTGCAAATCTATCGTTAGAAGGGGGTGGCGCTGTTGCCGAAAAAAACTGCAAAGCACCCGGCCAAGCCGAAGCGGGGCAAGAAGCTGGAAATCGAAGAACCGGGCGTTCTCTATGGCCGGTATAGCAGCCACAACCAGAAGGACATCAGCATTGAACAGCAGTTTGAGAAATGCTATGAGCTGGCGGCGGAGTATGGCATCAGGATCATCGACACCTATGCCGACCGTGCCGTTTCCGGCCGCACAGACAAGCGGGTAGATTTTCAGCGCATGATGGCCGATGCCGCAAAAGGGAAGTTCTGCTATGTGCTTGCGTGGAAGTCAAACCGTATAGGCCGCAATATGCTGGAGGCACTTGTCAACGAAGCACGGTTTCAGGAGCTGGGCGTCCGCGTTCTCTATGTGGAGGAGGATTTCGACGACACTGCGGCCGGGCGCTTCGCCGCCCGCTCGATGATGAATGTCAATCAGTTTTATTCCGAGAACATGGCCGAGGACATCAAGCGCGGTCTGTACGACAACGCCGCAAACTGCATGGTGACGAACGGCCATCTGCCTTACGGCTATAAAGCGGACGAAACGCTGCACTATGCCATTGACGAGCCGAAGGCTGCGGTTATCCGGGAGATCTTCACGCGCGTTTCCTGCGGCGAGGCATTCGTTGATATCATGGCCAGTCTGAATGATAGAGGCATTACAACCTCGTATGGTCGTCCGTGGGGGCGGTCGAGCTTTCAGAAGATCCTTTCCAACGAGAGATACCGCGGCATTTATATCTACGGCGATGTTCGCATTGAGGGCGGCATCCCGAGGATCGTCAGCGATGAACTCTACTTCAAGGTCCAGGAGGCGATTACCACGAAGAAAAATCCACAAGGGCGTCACCGCGTCAATGGTGACTATCTTCTCACCGGCAAGCTGTTCTGCGGGCATTGCAAAAGTCCCATGACCGGCATCTCCGGCACAGGCCGGGCAGGGAAGCTGCACTTCTACTATGTCTGCCAAAAGAGGCGGACCGAGAAAACCTGCCACAAGAAGAATGTTCGCCGCGATGTGATCGAGCTGAAAATCGCAAAGGCAATCCGGGACTACGCACTTAAAGATGACATAATCGAATGGATCGCGGATAGTTGCGTAGAAGATTATGATCGTAGAGTGTCAGAAAGTCACCTTAGCGTGTTTGAGGATCAACTCGCAGAAGTTAACCGCAGCATAAAGAATGTCATGTCGGCAATTGAGAAGGGTATTATCACGGAGACTACGAAAGGCCGTTTAATGGAGTTGGAAGCAGAGCGCACCGCCATAGAAGGGAAGATATGCGCCGCAAAAGCGGCTATTGTGCCTACCAATCGGGAAAGACTCGTCGAATGGCTCCGTAGCTTGCGCGAGGGAGATGTGCATGACAAGAAGTATCAAGCTGGACTGTTTGACACATTCCTTGTTGCGGCCTATCTATACGACGATAACCGCGTGAAAATTGTGTTCAGCTTTGCCGGTGATAAGAATACGATTGAGATCCCGCTGGAAGATGTCATAGACAGCATAGATGACGAGGCGTCATGTGTTCGTCTTAGCTCCACTTTGAGCCACCATTGCAGAGCCAGACGAACCATGCCGGTTCGTCTGGCTTTTTGTTATGCTCAAAGATCTGCATGGTCAGCGGTATTTTCGTGCTGCCCTATCCGGTGTCACACCGTTCGGCTGGTTTTTTCGCACAAGCCGAAACCATGCTGCGTATTTTCCGTCTGAATGTGCAGGACTCTGTACCTGGGAGCGGTGGCAAGAATTAAGACTAATTCAGGTATCATTGGCTATTTTTTTCGGCACAACCCTGCTATAATGTTTCCACACAACAATGCGTCTTTAGGAGAACAGAGCAAATGGCAAGCACAGAACCATCAATGACCGAACAGCATACATGCAGCGCGGCGGCTCTGCCGGAGGGAGCCTTTCTCCCGGCCGGACCGCAGTGCCCCGGACGCCATCCGGAAAGCGGCGCCGCAGGATCTGCAGGCGCTCTTTTCTGCGCCCGTGCGCTTGTGACACAAGCTGCCGCGGTGTGTAAATACGCGCAGGAGGGCTGCTGA